GTGAGTTTAACGTGTAATTTGCGGTACTTCATGGTTCTCGCCACAAATGCACAACCGGATTGATCTGTTGTGCAACACACGAGAATCTCGCCCCACCTTTACTAAAGGAGGGCGAGAGCCGCTGGAGCGGCGCGAACGAGAGCGGAGCCAAGTGCTCTCGTCGCAGGGTGGTTCAGAAAACCCTTGACTATCTTCCTAATCCTTTCCATGTGGTCCGGGTTGCATCCACAGCAATTTTCAGTGACCCCTTCGTAGCTCAGGAACCACTCAACGTAGTCAAACGCGAGCGGGCTGCGGAGGGTGTACCTAAGAGATGGATCCGTGGTGGAAATTTCCACGTTCATCTTAATCTCCACTGTCAAGTCTTGTTGATAGTAGCCCCCTAGTTGAGAAGGCGTGTTCTGCCACGCAAACAGCAGGCAGGACCCTGGTTGTCCAGGATATCTCGAAAACGTCAGTTGTGAAAAATCTTGTGGTACGTATGAAATGTGCCCTCCCTTAGCTAGTGGTTGTGCACATTTCGTCATTACTGTAGGCAAAGTTCCCAACATATCAAACAACACGTCTGCCCTCTGTGGGATAGAAGGCGCTGAACCTGGAGGCAACTGTGCCATGTTCAGAGTACCACCGCGATTCAACTGTGCGGTGCTGTTCTGTAGACGCACTGACATGGCCGATACTTTAAAACCCTTGGATTTCTCAATAAGGTCCGCCGCCGATGCGTTAGAACTGAAGAGATTCTCGAAACTCGACACTGACGTGAACGAGCCCGAAATTCTCTGGATGTTGTTTGATTGCTGGAGAGTCAATGAAACGGAAGTCATTCCGGCTGCGCCTGTACGTGCAAGCGAGATTGCCAAATTGGTCAGCGATGTATTGGCTGCAATAGGCAAAGACACGATTGTCGTGCCCGGATTGACTATGTTCACGCTTATGAATGCTACTATCGTATGCACATCAGAGTCTGGGTCGTACCTACCAACGGTGAAGGTGTACGTGCCCGTCATCTGCGTGGATAAAGTAAACACAAGCGGACCGCTTAGAATCACCCAGTCACCAGGGTAGTATGAACCACCAGGCGACGAAGGGAAACTGTACGCAGGCGCGTCAAATTTCAAAGACTCTGAAACAGAGCCGTTTGGATTCTTAAGCGGTTGACTCAGGAAGAAAGGTATCGAAGGTGGAAACGTTGTAGTTTGCTCTGTTTCTGACCCCCAGTTTGAGGCGGTAGCAACGTCTTGTGACATTTCCAGCATCTGATCAAGTTGTGTGGTAACTTTCACAGAGCCGTGCGAAAATGTGCTTGCCGGAACGCGAACCACTGCTTTGAGGCATGTGGCGTATAGCCATTTGGCTGGTCCTGGAGTGACGAAGGGCACCTCGGGTTCCAAGATATTCTCCAGATATCTTTGATGAACCACCTCATGTTCTCTAGCGACATGGAAGCTGCCCGGTTCAGCACCGGGCGGGGCTCGGCTTCTTAGGCCGTTGTTTTCATTGCGCGTATTCTTCTTGGCGGATACGCTTTCGCCAATTTGTTTACCGTACTTATTCATCTTAAACGTGTGGCGCGACCTGAAGGTGTGCCTCCCAACATTTTATTGAGATAAATCGACGATGTGCTCAAGCACCGGTCAACGCCGTCGCACATCAAGCCATATGCCCACCGGCAGTTAATCGAGGCCCTAAATACCCTCCAATTCCCTGCTTCGAATGCGCGCTGCTCCGTTGGCGTGTAACCGTACATTTCGCAAAAGACTGACCTGTCGGCATCGGTGATCTCCACAGGTTAAGGAACTCTGTCCAAGTCTATGGAGTGAACAGGATTGAACGACCTGTCCCTCTTGGCCAATTCTCTTGCTTTCCTAATTTTGTCTTCAGTGATCATTCGCATAAACACTGAAGTTACCATGGGGCAACCGGGGTGCAGATACATGCCCGAAAGCCCTTTCATTGTACACAGGGCATCTAGTGTACTCTGCCCTGCGTTGACATACTGGCGGCTTGACCAAAAGAAATCCACGAGCCACTCCGGGTCCCTCGCGCGTGTTCCATTGGGCAACATTCGCATACCGC